GTGCTGGCGCAACAATGGTGCCTGAATTTTGGCTTAAGAATGTTATTAGGGATATGTGGTCTTCATTTATTATGAGTCCTGACAAGCCTACTCCGATTGATACTATGAAAGGTTTAGCGGCTATTACAGGAAAAACTGAATTATATAATCAATGGATGCAATCTGGCGGTTCTTTTAATAGTTATATGGAGTTAGACGACAACGGTTTAGCAAAAGCACAAAAAGAATTATTAAACCCAAAAGGCCGCCTAGCTAAGTATTTAAGTGCGCCTTGGAAAATTCCAAGTGAAGCTAGTTTGGCGTTAGAGCAATCTGTTCGTATAGGCGTGTATGCATCAGCTAAGAAAGCAGGCAAGTCAGATTTAGAAGCAGGATTTGAAGCTAGAGATGCAACATTAGATTTTGCTAGAGGTGGATCAGCGTCTAAGTTTATAAATAGGTTTATTCCATTTTTTAATGCTGGAATGCAAGGATCGGATAAATTATACAGGGCATTTAGAGACAATCCTAAATCTACCGCTATGTGGGCTTTAGCAACTATTACTATGCCTAGCTTGTTGATTACAAGCTATTACTTGTACCTTGCTCCAGAAGAAGAAAAGCAAGAATATCTAAATATTCCTCAATGGCAAAAAGATATGTTTTGGGTATTTAAACTTGGAGATCAGTGGGCTAGGCTACCAAAACCGTTTTCGTTAGGATATATTTTTGGCTCAGTACCAGAAAGGTTTTTAACGTGGGCAGACTCAGAAGGCTTGCCTGATGGCAAAAATTTTGCGTATGAGTTAATAGGCGGCACATTGCAGTCTGTTAGCCCCGTAGCATCTACTACGTTTTTTATGCCGCCCCCAATAAAAGTAGCTATCGAAACAGCAACAAATCATAATTTTTATCAAGATCGTGACATTTTCCCTAGCTGGATGGAAGATCAAAAAGCGCCAGCAAAACGTTTTACAAAAGGCACATCTGAAACAGCTAAAGCTTTAGGCGAACAATTTGATATGTCCCCTGCTCTTATAGATAACGCACTAAGAGGAACATTTGCTACTGGTGCAGTGTATATGACGGATGCTGGAGATTATATTTTAAATTCTATTAAAGAATGGAATGGCGAAGAAATACCAGAAGACCCAACAAGCGTAATGGATATTCCTTTACTAAGAGCGTTTATGGTAAGAGATCCTACTGGTAATGTATCTGAAACTGTAAGAGTCTTTTACGAACTACATGATGAAGCTAAACAATACAAAGATTCTTTAGACGACTTAAAAGGCGCTGAAAAAACTGCTTACAAAAACGAAAACATGGTTATGCGAAAGTCTTACAATACTATTAAAAGATCAGGCAAAAGCATTGCAAAATTAAACAAAAGACGAAACAAGATTTATGAAAGTGTTTCGATGGATGGGGATACAAAAAGAGATCGGTTAAAAATCTTAGATGATAAAATTTTATATCATGGTAAACGAGCTACTGACAAAGTTAATAAAGAGCTTGAGCAGGATAAAAAGTAACAATGATTTATAACTCATAAAATAGTATAATTGGCAAATAAAATATAGGACAAGATAATGACCGTAACGGCCTTAGTAACAAGAAATGACATAACGGCTACAGCCAGCCAGACAAGTTTTACCTATACATTTAGGGTTCTTGCCGCTACTGACATGGACGTATACCAGAACGGTGTCTTATTATCCTCTGGTTACACTGTAAACAATGTTGGTACGGTGACTGGTGGTACTGTTGTTTTAGATAGCGGTGCAAGCGCAGGGCAGATTGTAAGCCTTGTTCTTAATATGCCATTAGATCGTACTACCAACTATCAGAACAGTGGTGACTTTCTTGCCGCAGATGTCAACGAAGACTTTGATAAGATTTACATTGGTGCGGTTCAGAACGAAAATTCTCTTGATCGCAGTATAAGTTTGCAAGAAGTAGAGCCTACAGTATCAATGTCTCTTCCTCTTAAAGCAGATCGCGTAGGAAAATACTTGTATTTCAATGCTTCTACTGGCTCCCCTGAAGCTGGCGCAGTAACACCAACAGCGGCTAGTGATATTTCGTATCAACGCAGTGAGACAGGATCAGTTGCAACAACAGTACAAGCAAAACTTGAAGAAAGCGTTTCTGTTAAAGACTTTGGCGCAACAGGTGACAACGATACAGATGATACTGCCGCTATACAGGCCGCTTTGAATACAGGCAAATCAGTATACATTCCTATTGGTGATTATAAAGTATCAGCTACTATATACCTTACAACAGCAGGGCAACGCTTGTATGGTGAGAGTAGAGTAGATAGTAAAATTAAACGTACTAACACAACTAGTCCTGTGTTAGAAATGAGATATCCGCGTATTACTATTGATAACTTTACTATTCAGCACACTTCCTTACCTAACAAGTTAGAGATAGAATCAGCTAGAACAAGCTCTAATGTTGGACAGGGCGCACTATTGTATTGGCCTGAAACAGATGGTGATAATAATAAAGGAAAAGGATGGCATACCATACGTAATATGTCTTTAAGGAATGGTTACTCTGGTATAGAAAATGACTGGAATGCTACAGAGAGTGGCGTTTTTAGTGCGGCATTTGAAAACATATACTGCCGACAAATTAATGGATCATTTGTATTGCTAAATCCTGGCGGTTCAGCCAACAGTGGATGTCTCTGGAACAACTGTTACTTCGCTAACCAAAGGGGCGATGGCATATTAATGAACAGAGCGTTTGATTACAGAGAGGGAGCAAACAGTTCCTTCAATCAATTAAACATAGAAGCCTGTAACGTAGTAGCTAACGAAGTTATGTATATGCAGAATATACGTGGCGCAGTGTTTGATTCTATTCACGTTGAAGATGTCACTATTGCGCCTACTTCAGCTACAGCAGGGTCTTTTTTAAATCTAACAACTTCTAGCTCTTTAGTCCTAGGTGGCGTACATATTAACAAGCTAGGTGTAAATACTGGTACAGGGGCAGGACAAGCAAGTCACTTTAGTGTGTTTAAAATAGCAGGAAATGGAACTCAACAACCTTCATTTGTTGCAACTGAAACTTCTGTTAGGGCTGTGACTGCCGATGCAGAAGGAGTTAATGCGTTAATTGCAATATATAATGCAACAGCTACGGCTTCAGAAACAACAACTCTTGTAGTTAGTGACGGTGTAACAACAGTTAGTATACCAAGTGCAACCTACACTTCGCTTGCTCAACAGGTAACTGCAATACAAGGAGGCACAGGTTACGACGCGTTAAAATTCGATGTCTCTTTAAATGATGCAAAAGATGGGTTTAAGTTTTATTATACTACCACTGTTGGATCAACTCCAACCTTAACAGGTTCAGGAAGTAGCCACACAGTTAGCCTTTCTACTGCTGGATTTATTAATGGATTAAACCCAACTAACTTCTATCTCGTCAATATGACTGATAGTGACTTAGAGCTTAGCGAGGGAGTATCTGTTGGTTTAAATGGTGTCAGGTCAGAGAAGAACATTACTAAAGCCGTGTATTCTTCTGATGCAGACTTAGAGAACTATGGAATCAATAAGCTAGAGTTTGCATATTTCGATGGATCTTCTTCTGCTACAAAGATTGAGAACTACACTACTCTTAATAACATAGGTAATTTCATACGTCTTGTTGACCAGTCGAGCGTTACAATAGCAAGCGGTGTTATCACTGTCACTGGGGCTAACGCATTTATTGACACTGAGGGTTCAGCATCTACTGATGATTTGGATACTATTAATGGTGGTAGCTCTGGTGACATACTAATCTGCACAGCTAACAACGGGTCAAGAACTGTCGTATTAAAGGATGGTAGTGGAAACCTCAAGTTAGCAGGTGATTTTTCTTTAGATACTATAAACGACAAAATTGTGCTGATTAAAAATAGTAGCGGTAATTGGTGTGAACTAAGCCGTTCCAACAACGCTTAATAATAGGAAATAGATATGAGCATTAAACAATACGGTGGAGTCTTTGGGCGAAACCCTACATTTAACAATGTACAGGCAAACAGCTTAAACTTTGGCGATAACCCTATTGAAGTTGTTGTTGCATCTGGAGTCATTACGGCTGTGGGTTCTTTCTTGTCTGTTGACACAGAAGGCAGTGCATCTACTGACGATTTAGATACAGTCAATGGTGGTCGTGCAGGGCAGATGTTAATTTTAAAAGCTAAAAACAACGCAAGAACTATTGTTGCAAAAGACAACTCTGGCAACTTAAAGCTAGAAGGTGACTTTTCTATGGATAATGCTAATGATGCCTTAGTTCTTATATACACTGGCAGTAATTGGCTTGAAGTATCTAGGTCTGATAACGCGGCCTAACATTAATTAAACGCAACGAAGGATTTTAAAATGACAACTTATGTTACAGCAACTATTACCGCTGAGAATACTTTTACTAGCACAGTATTTTTTGACGGATATTTTAACTTTTCAGCTTCAGGCACGTTTGCTAATGGAAACATAGTTACCGTACAAAGAAGTATAGATGGATCTACTTGGCATGATGTGGATACCTTTACTGGTATAGAAGAGGCGGTAGGGTTTGAGCCTGAACCAGCAATGCGATATAGGGCTGGTGTTAAGACTGGAGAGTTTGGCTCTGGATCAAGCACGGTTCTACGGTTTGGTGGAATCTGGAGACAGCCTGTTTCTTAACTAATTGGATATTATCATGCCTAAAGAGGGAACTGAAATGATAGACGTAACGAAAGATACACTGGATGTATTGGCAGGGTCGACGGCTGTGTTTAGCCTAGCAGGGATTCTTCCACCTATCGCGGCATTGTTTACAATCGTTTATACAGGTATACGTATTTGGGAAAGTGATACGTTAAAAACATTAACTGGGAGAAAGTAATGGATAGGATTAAACAAGCGTTAAAGTCTAAAACTCTACAGTTCTCTGTTGGTCTTGCGGTGTTGTCTATCTTACAGGGGTACATAGGGTTCTTACCTGTTCACCCTGCTGGACAAGCTATCGTAGGCTGTATCATTGCATCCTGTATTGCTGTGTTACGTTTCATTACTACCATGCCAGTGTCACAGAAGTAATATGTTAGAAGCACTGATAGGCCCAGTGTCAGGACTCCTTGATAAGTTCATCGAGGACAAGGATCAGAAGAACGCCCTACTCCATGAGATTAGCACGATGGCAGAGCGTCATGCTCAGGAGTTAGCTAAGGGACAGCTAGAAGTAAACAAGGTAGAGGCGGCTCATCCGTCTTTATTTGTTAGTGGATGGCGGCCTGCGGTGGGTTGGGTTTCTTGTTTAGGATTGTTCTATAATATAATCTTAGCCCAGTTCTTAGACATTTGGTATGATGTACCTCAAATAGATAGCAGTCTCCTTACCACTGTTCTCATGGCTATGTTAGGCATGGGTGCAATGCGTTCATACGAAAAAAAGAACAACGTCGCTAGAATAAAATAATGAGATACTTTAAGTTAAAAGACTTCAACTGTCAGGAGACAGGCAACAATGAGATGTGTTCTGATTTTATGGATAAGTTGGATGAGTTACGCCATGTATGCGGATTTCCGTTTATCATTACCAGTGGGTACAGGGATAAGACACACAGCATCGAAGCTAGAAAGGCAAAGGTCGGAACCCACGGACAAGGGATAGCGGCAGACATTAGAATCAATAACGGAAACGAAGCGTACCAGATTATAAAGAACGCTCAGTCAATGGGCTTCAATGGGATAGGGGTGGCTAAGACCTTCATCCATGTAGACACTAGAAAGACTATGCCTGTTATCTGGACGTATTAACTTAACAGGCTCTTTGCTGTCTTCTTAGACTTCCTGAATGCCTTGGCTGTAGGTGCGCCTTTAGACCCAACCTTACGCATCTTCTCACCAGACCCAGCGGCTATTCTCTTTCTCTTAGCGTGTATGTTTGCGTATAAACCTTTCATTATTTCTTCAACATTGATTTCTTTTTACGGTACTTCTTTCTGCCTGCCTCATCTCGCAAAGCCTGTATAGCTTTTTCAGCTTGCTCTTTGTCTAGCGGCATAGAACGTGCGCGTTTAGCTTTTACTTTCTTTGGTCGTCCAACCTTACTTCCGTATGTACCCTTACCTTGTGGCATTGTATTCTCCTACCATTTAGATTTATTAGCCCAGTATGCCGCAGACATCTTACCCTTAGCGATGTTCTTAGCGTGTCGAGCCTTGAATGATTTACGTCTAGCCTTCTGTTTAGCTGACTTAGGATTAGCCCCTGCACCTGATACGCCCTGCTGACCATAGCGAATAGTCTTTACTTGATCGCCAGACTTAGCGACAACAACGTGGGATTTTGTTGGATGGTTAGGTGTACGCTTAGGTTTGTTGTAACCAGATACGCCAATTCTTTTTAAGAGACTCTTCTTTTCCATGCTCTGATTATACCAAAAAAAGCCCCCGAAGGGGCAAAACAACACTAGGTAACACACATGAAATAGAAAATTATATTTGGTTTGGTTGGTTGCACAACCTTGGCAATAATATGAAAACCATCGCGATCATCATAGAATCTATTCTACACTAAACGTAGGGTGATGCAACCTTAATTCTTCATCTGTTGGCGGTTCAGCAAGAGCCTCTTGTTCAGCCTCTACATCAGACCAGATTAAATCTATCTCTTCTACTGCATAAGCAGGCAGGGCAGAGCCATACAGCACAGCCTCAAAGATAGAATCCATCTGTACTGGAACATGATGCATCTTTAAATCAATGGCCTTGCTCCGTAAATCGTTTAAAAATCCATTAGTCATAACAATCTTTCCTCATGGTATTTAATTAAATCATTAAACTCTTTTAACATATCTCTGTAATCAGCAGTGTACAACTTCTTAATCTTTCTTTTGTCTTGGTGCATCTGCCGAACAAAGTCCTCTCCGTACATATCAATCATCCATAGTGTGTACTGCCCTTCAGCACTACCCTTGGACATACCAAAGGCGTTACAGCCCTTGCATTGGGGGTGGACATTCTCAACCTCTAATGCCCAGTACGAACTACTACCCTTGGCTATGTAGTGACCACCATCACATTCCTTCCAGTGCATTCTCTTATCACAAGATACACATTGAACCATTCCATATTCATCTGCCGCTGAAATCCTTGCCAACTTTTGGATTGCAGTCAAACACTTAGAACGTAATGTTACAGCCATAAATAACCTCATTTTACCATACCCTGTAGGGTAGATCATATTTTTACCTAAACGCGCTTAGAAAGCTCTACAAGCCCTTTAATCGCCCTTCCAGAACCCTTCACGAAGTATACCCTAGCGTTTGTTCTTCTTCTCTTCTTCCCAAAGTTTTTGTTCATCACTAACCATATCCCACCAACCTTTCATACATATTCCGATTAGTATAAGCCATGCAATTCCTAATAAAATATCCATGTTAACTCCTACCCTGTCATGTCTTTTGAAGGGAATGGTATGTGTATACCAGTTCGCTCCACCAAACCCCGATTGATAGCGTCATATACTTTAGCTATTTTGTCAGAGTGTATCTCGGTAGTAGATTCTATGTCGTACATGGTGTTTTGAATCTGCTTCCAAAATGTTTTAAATGATTGTTGTGTCCACGGTATCTCAATGTCACCCTTCATAAACTTAGCGTTCATCTGGTGGTAGATACCTGCATCGTTTAACTTCTTAGCGGCCTCTCTGAAATAGACTTCCAGTGCCGCTTGTTGCTTTGGTGATCGTGGTTTACCAAACGTGTACCGAAAAGTAATGTACTGCTTGTCTTCAAACAACTCATCGACAAACTTCTTAAACAATTCTTTCTTCTGTTCAGTGTTTACTGTGTACGCTTCACCCATTAGAGTTTCCTTCTTAACCATTGTGCACTTATGAATTCAGCGTGGCTTTCAAATACGCTACTCGCTAACTGTGGTTGAAAGTGGCTTTTATTTACAGCTTTAGATATTGGTCTTACATGGTGGTTACTAAACGTAGTAGCCTTACCTATCCTTTTGCTTAACGCATTTGGTTTAAGACCAGTAATCTCAGCTAATTTTTTAATTGTGTATTTCTCTCCTGCATTAAAACGAGCATCATCCCCTACAAAAGTCATTAATTTTTGTTGATGTTGATTGCCATTAAACTGTGTTTGAACGCGCTTAATTTTCTTAAAGTTATTGTCTCTAGCAGTTGCCTTGTATCTCAACCGTTCGCATACAAATGTTTTAGATACGCCAAATGCTTTAGCCAACTCGTCCCTGCTGTAGAATGTACCTGATGTTAGCTTAGGATTTTTACCCTTGTACTCAATCAAAATTGTTCTGCTATCGTGTTCCATAATTAATTCGCCCATGATGTGTCTGTCAGTGCATCTTCAATAGATCGATCTTTTATTGTCCCCTGTTGTTTGGGTTTAGATCGTTGTTTGCGGTTAGTTTCCCATGTTCTCACACAAGCCTTCCAATCTTTCATCTTGTTCTTGCCTACCATCCATCCCTTTGCTTGGTAGAAATCAATAAAGGTTTCTGCATCAACTAAATTGTTTCTTTGATTACAATAATCACTAACTTCATCAACACTGGGAGGAGTGAAACGAGTCCCCTTATTAGTTGTATTATTAAATGTATTATTAATTGTCTTATTATCCTCCATTATTTTATGGGGAGAGTCCCCATCATTTTGTGGGGAGGGTATACATTTTTTAATGGGGAGGGTATCCATTATTTTATCCATACCCCCCTCGTTGATTCTTATGTATCTTTTCAGGACTTGCTTAGTACCTTCTTTGTATTCAAGTTGTACTGTGATGTATCCTTTTGTCTTAAGCTGTCCTATCCAACCACTGACCGTCTTAGGGTCTACCTCATAAAGATCAGCAAAGTATTGATTACTAGACCAACAGTAGCCTTCCTTGTTACACAGTGCAGTAATCTCTGCGTACAACAATCTAGCCAGTGGCTTTAAAGTCTTGTCATACCGCACATCAGCAGTCAGAATAGCAAAATAGGATGGTTTATCCATTACTCACCTACCGCAATGAACTCGCTAACCTTAACTTCACAAGCACTAGCTAGTTTAGTTAGTGTCTTCATGTTAGGAGATCGGTGGTTGTTTCTGATTAAACTTAGGGTAGCAATGTCCAACCCTGCATTAACTGCAAGCTGACTTTGATTTAAACGTAACTCATACATAAAATGATCGATTGATTTATTGATATCCATGTTAACTCCTTAGTAGTGAATGCGAACTGTAAATTAATTTTAATGTCTAGTCAAACTTTTGTTGACATCTAGTGAAGCGCAGTCCATTATACTATGACAAACAACAATAGGAGATAGTCATGAAACAGTACGAAGACCCAAATCGAACCAACCCACCTGAAGATGGGAACATCTACATTAACTTAATGCTGGAGAGTTTCTCAGACTTTGAGAGAGGCGAGTACGATTGTATACATGGTCACGAAGCGGAAGACGGAGAGTCAGATAAATACTACCAAGGGTATGGTCAACAGTATGCCCACGAACAACAAGTAGG